GCCATGAGCGCGTTATTGCCGCAGCTGGTGGCTTTCCCGATCTTACTGTTTGGGTAGGGATGATTAATGCATGCCAGTGCGACGACGGCGACGGCTTCCACTTCTACGAAATAACAACGCTCGAAACAGAACAGGGCGTGCTGTCGCTCTGTTATCACCATGACAACAAGCTGCGCAATAACGGCGTATCTGGCGAAATGGAGGAGGTTGCTGCCGCGAACGTCGCAGCGTGGATCATTCACAGCGCCTGCCTCGATATGGGCCTGCCTGCTAACCATACGCTGACCTTGCCCGAACTGTGCTGGTGGGCATCCATCAAAGACGTAATCGACCTGATACCCGAAGCGCCGGCACGCCGCGTTCTGAAGATGAAGGCAGAGCCGGTGGCTACCGGAGCGCTGAAGGAATCACTGATTGCCCCAGAACGGCCGGGGCGAGAAGTATTACAAGAGGCCGGAGAGGTGGTGAAGAAGGTTATCAGCCTGGTGGCGGACCCGGAGTCACCGGAATTGTTTATGCTTCGTCCAAAGCGTAAGCGCTGGGAAAGCGAGAAGTATACGCGCTGGGTAAAGGCGCAAAAGTGCGCCTGCTGCGGTAAGCAGGCAGACGATCCGCACCACATCATCGGACACGGTCAGGGAGGAATGGGAACGAAGGCGCATGACCTATTTGTGATACCGCTTTGCAGAGCACATCACGATGAGCTGCACCGGGACATGAGGGAGTTTGAAAGCAAATATAGCAGCCAGATTGAGCTGCTGTTCAGGTTCCTCGATCACGCGATTGCAGTCGGCGCTATCGGGGCAAGTAAAAAATAAAGGTGTGGAGAAAATAAGATGTGTGACATGTCACAAGTGTTAGACCGCTGGGCCGGGTGGACGCGTTCTGAGAACTTAGGTATAGATTATTCTTCTATAGCAGCTGGCTTCAAAGGACTGCTTCCCCAAGAGGCTAAAGACTCACTTTCCTGTAATGATGATGATGGGCTTATAATCGAATCTTGCATTGCACGGTTAAAGGCAAAGCGTCCCGATGAATACGAATTATTGGTGGCTCATTACTTATTTCGAGTTTCTAAAAGAAAGTTGGCTCAAAAGAAAAAATGCGATGAGAAATTAATAAGAATAAAAATCAAGATGGCAGAAGGGTTTATTGAAGGGTGCTTGGCATGGATGGATGCAGAGCTTGATATTTACTAATTAAATGACAGAGCAGGTGGTTGCCTGCTCGTTTAAATATGAGGCAGAATCCAGTTTATTTTCCGCCATGTACTTACGAATGAACCAATAGAAACTAAAAGAGTTGATAGCCCGAACAATGTCAGGACAAAGTCTATCCTTATTGAGTTAATCAATAATTTATCTGTAATGAACATCGAGATTAGAGGGGAAATGCACGCCAAAATCAATGTGATGCCTGTTGCTAATAAATTTCTTATTATTTTGGGCAGCACTTTTGTGGCTTTTAATGCCTGTATTATGCCATCCGGCCCTGAACTAGCGGAGCTGAATATTGAGATGGCAGCTAATACGAAGCCAAAAAGAATACCAGCTACTGTAGAAAGAACTCCAGCAGTGCTAAGTATATCAGTATGCGCCATTGGGAAGATATATTTACTTAATGCCCATGTTAACAGCGCGCTAATAATTATGTTTATAATTACTTTTATCAACATAATGACCCTTTGCTATAAGCTAAATCTCGTATTGCTTTAAATATGATTGATTATCAATTTTAGCATTAAGTAAGGCAATACGCACGTCGCTAAATGTAGCGTAGCCGTCTTTGGTCCTTACGTTTTTCTCACTAATTAAGACTTGGTCTAGTAGACTTTTAGTCTTGGTGTCTTTTGGTTGGGTCACGTTCGCTTTTTTTACTAAAAAAGGAACTTTTTCGATAAGTTCTTTTATTCCAGATTTAACTTCATCAGAAAGGTATCCGCGAATTAATTTTCTTTGAGATGCTCTGCCTCTAAGTGATAGCTTTAAATGGGACCCACCCATTCCGGCCATCATTTCAATCATGCTTTTAGAAAATGAGTTTGAAAGATCATAATCTACAGCGTTAAATTTTCTTGGTGCGGCTAGAGTTATTTCACAGCTTCTTAATGCAGTTCCGGTTTCAAGGAGTTCTTTTACGCTTTCCTTTTTCCAGATGGCCTCAAATGATACGGGTTTTGTTATTTCTGAATGTTGGTAAAGTATAAAGGCAAGGTCGGAATCTTTTGGGCCTAAGTGGTTTTGTGAGAGCAGTAAGATGTCTTTCTTATAATAATAAATAAAGTAAGTTCGCTCGACAATGTATTTCTTATCATCCAAGGGGATGTTATGCTCATCCCAGTTTTCATCGCCAATGTAAGGTAAGTGAAATCCATCGCGAGAGCATGAAATGTAGCCAAAATAAAATTCAGCATTCACATCTTTTTCAAAGAATACTAGTTTCAGTTTCTTTTTATCAGAATCAGTCGTGTAAGAGCTTTGAGTAGGAGTTACTGTAGATGTGTACAGTTTTTCAAAAGCCACCTGAGCATTAGATACGGTAGTTTTAGTACCAGATGAACTGGTATAAAAACCGATACGCATTCTTTTCGTATTGTTAACTAATGCATTAGCAGCGACTACCATACTCAAACCCCATGTAAGCCATTGTATTTTATAGAATGGAATGAGATTGATCCGATTCCGTTCTCTCAGTGAGCTTAATGTATCAAAAAAAATTAGCGCGGTCCGCAAAAAGTGTTGTAGCGTGATAAGGGTGATTTCTATGTAGTACAGCTTACCTGCGTTACCTCGCTGCTTGATTCGATTCCATTGTCTACACAATACCAAAGGCGCTGAGCGCAGGCGGCTTATTCGCGCTGTCCAGGACTGCAAGCCTGTAGCGCCTTTCATATTGTGATAAATACCAAAATTTATCCTGTTGCCGACGGGCAAGGCTGTTACCGCGTTTTGCGTCAGGGTATTCAAATATTAGGGCTCGCTTCGGCGGGCCTTTTTCGTTTTTGCGCCCGGCCAATCAACTCAAGCTGAACCTTAACCGATGTGGCTGAGGCGCATTTCTCTTTGACTACAGACAGCACCGACCGTAATCACGGAGGTGACAATGAGTATCAACCATATGAGCAAACTAGCATCAGGAGCGGCGTACGGTGCGGCAGGTTCGGCTGTTGCCAATGGCGTGCTAACGCGACTCAGCCCGGATGAATGGAGTGCGGTAGGCGTTATCGCCGGTATTGTTTTGGCTCTGATGACGTTTGCTATCAACGCGTATTTTAAGCGCAAAGTTTCTCTCGCTCAGATAAGGGCACTGGAGCAGCGCGGCTACATCCCGACCGATAAGCTGGGAGAGGAATAATTATGGCTATGTCAGCCAGCATGCGTAACAAGCTCATCGCAGCAGCGGGCGGCGGCTCCATGCTTATTGCCTCACTGTTAATTGGTGGCAAAGATGGCGTTGAAGGGAGGGTTTACGACCCCTACAAAGATGTGGCTGGTGTCTGGACTGTCTGTGATGGACATACGGGCAACGACATCATCAAAGGCAAGAAGTATACCGACCGCGAATGCGATCGTCTGCTTTGGAGCGATTTGCAGCCAGTAAAGAAAACAGTCGATAGCCTGGTTAAAGTGCCGCTGAATGAATACCAGCGCGCGGCGTTATACAGTTTCACCTACAACGTGGGTTCCGGAGCGTTTTCTAAATCGACACTGCTGAAGAAACTTAACGCAGGCGATCAGGAAGGTGCATGCGAAGAGCTACGCCGCTGGGTCTATGCGGGTGGCATGAAATTTCGTGGCCTGATGAACCGCCGCGACATGGAGCGCTCAATGTGCCTGGCGGAAGGTCCAAATGACATTTAGCCTGCGCATCTATGTGATCACCATCACTGTGATGATAGCTATTGTCATAGGGTACGGAGAAATCCGTTACCTGCATGGCTGGTATGCGCATAGCGCTAAGGTTAACGCTGATTACGCGCTGAAGAAGCAGAAGGCTGAAGCCAAACTGATTCCGGTTGAGCAGAAGGCCGCAAAGGCCAATGCAGATGGCAAAGTCATTTACCGAACCATTACCCGCGACGTGGTGAAATATGTGCAAGACCCGAACCGCACTGTGTGCCGGTTTGATGATGATGCTGTCAGGATGCGGCAACAAGCAATCGACGCTGCCAACAATATCGCAGGATTTGATGCAGCCACCTTGCAAGCTAAGCCCGGCAGGAATTGATAGTGATGCGGACCTGCAATTGGATGTTGAAAACGCTGAGTGCGTAAGAATGTTGCGCCTAAACATTTATCGCTGGCAGGATTGGTACAAAGTTGCGGAAAAATAGATATGTGCATCTAGCACATATCTATTAGATCCATTGATACATATTGTTTATTTTATGGTTGATTTGAGTTTATTTTTTCGTCGCGCAAATATTGCATCAGTTGAGCTTCTGATTTCTTTAGATATTTCACTCCATACTGGGTTTGTTTTGTCTGGGTTGAAAGTTCCATTGTTAATTTCTTTCTCATAATTATCGGCTTCAACAGAGCCATTTTTAAAGCTATCAAGATTTTTTATAAGTTCAAATGCTGCGGCTACGACTACACCAACATCATCTCTTTCATCATCTGGAATGTTGGCGTAGACTTCATCCTTATGTTCTTGAATCCACTGAAAAGCTATGGGGAGAACCACTTCACAAACCCATAAATTATAGGCGTCTAGAGACTCCACGGCGTTAACATAATTAGGGTGCATTTCCCAATCGGGGTGCACTCCTTTCAAACGAAACACAGTTGGTTGTCTTGGGACATAATGGCAATTCTGTTTTACCGTACCCATAAAATCTCCAATAGTTAAATTGAAAGCTTTATAAATATTGATGATGAAGCGGCGCAGCGCATACCAAATAAGTTAATTTAATAACCTTGAGTCAATAGACTTGCTGTTTAATTTCATTGCTAATGGTTAGGTGACAAATCACAAATAACTTAATCATTTAAATTTACGGAAAAATCAAGTTGGTTATTTATGATGACCAGCTAAAAATGGTTGCATAAATTATTCACTATTAAGGCCAGTTAGTGCCTGAGTAGCTGAGTAAACATCCATATAATCAGTGATGTGTTCTATTTATTCATGCCACGCTGTGAAGCGTTGCGACCCCGGAACTACAGAGAGAAAAAGCTATGAGCTATTTATCTGATGCAGAATTACGTCGCCGCGCGGAAAGCCGCCGCCGGCGTGATGAAGAGCACCGCCGTCGTATGACTGGCACAACTGGCGCAGGCAGCGACCTGATGAACCCGCTTAACCCCATCAGCCCGATTTACGTTGGCAACGACTACAGCAGCTCAAGCAGCTCTGATTCATGCAGTGGCGGCTACGACTCTGGCAGTTCGTCAGATAGCGGTGGGAGTTGCGGTAGCGATTAATACCGGCTGCCTACGGGCGGTTTTTTTATTTTGTTCTGAAAAATGAGCTTACCGAGTTCAACTTTCAGCATAAATATAATGAATCGTCGGCTGGTGGTCTCACCATTGCCGAGGGTTAAACCCATGCAGCCAGCAGGAAACTCTGATGTCAGAGCCACGTATCTATAACAGCCGCTGGGACAAAGCCAGGCTCTCATTTTTGAAATCACATCTTCTCTGCGTTATGTGCCATCGACAGGGCAGAGCGGTAGCCGCAACTGTCGTTGACCACATCAAACCACACAGGCTGAAAGAAGCCATCAATGGCGGCAAACAGGATGAGATAGCAAAGGCTCAAAAGCTCTTTTGGGATAAAGCAAACTGGCAACCTCTCTGTAAGCAGCACCACGACTCGACCAAGCAGCGCGAAGAGAAGCGCGGTCACGTCATCGGATGCGATGAGAGCGGGCTGCCACTCGACCCGTCATCCCATTGGCGAAAGTGAGAATGAATATCATTTGTGGTGGAGTCTAATGGTTAGCTCCATAAAATGAGAACGATTATCATAACCATTGGGGGCGGGTGTAGAGTTCAGGGGATAGCGACCTCCTGACCGCCCGCCCCCCTTTTTATGCACAACCGCGAAATGAAAAGTTTTTTTCTGGGAGGTTTTTATGGCCGGCAGACGACCAAAACCGACCCACCTTAAGGTCGTTACCGGAAATCCGGGCAAGCGAAAACTCAACGACAAAGAACCTTCACCCGCAAGAGAAATCCCGAGCCCGCCGGCACATCTCACCGACTGGGGGAAGGTGGCGTGGGGAAAACTGACCGTTCTACTCGATGGAATGGGCGTGCTAACCGTCGCCGATGTTCTCGCGCTGGAAAGGCTCTGCGATATCTACGCTGACATTCTTCAGCTGCGGATCACAATTGCTGATGAGGGCAGAACCTACACGGTCCAGACCGAAGGTGGATTTCTGATAAAAGCCAACCCGGCTGTTTCAATGCTGGCTGATGCAGACCGGCGATTCAAAAGCTACCTGGTAGAGTTCGGCCTGACACCGGCTGCCCGGTCAAAGGTGAATGTGAATGGTGGAGAAAAAGAAGAAGACCCGCTCAACCAGTTCTTCGGTTGATCCAGCGACTCAGTACGCAATGGACGTTACAAGTGGTGCGGTTATTGCCGGTCCGGACATTCGAGCCGCCTGTGCCCGCCATCTTCGCGATCTGGAAGATGGGCCTAAGCGCGGCCTGTTCTGGGATGTTGAAGCCGTAAATCGCGTTGTTAACTTCTTTGCTCAGGTTCTAAAGCTTAATGGCGGCGAGCATGAAGGCAAACCCTTTATCCTGCTGCCATGGCAGTGTTTCATCGTTGGCTCTCTTTTCGGCTGGAAGGCGGAGGACGGCACGCGCCGCTTTCGCATGAGCTATATCGAGTCAGGTAAAGGTTCCGGCAAGTCGCCACTGGCGGGTGGTGTTGGCCTTTATCTGCTGATGGCGGACAAAGAGCCCCGCGCCGAAGTTTATGCCGCGGCCACGAAAAAAGATCAGGCGATGATCCTGTTCCGCGACGCGGTAACGATGGTCGATCAGTCGCCCGCGCTGGCGCAGCGCATTACCAAATCCGGCACCGGTCTGAACGTGTGGAACCTCGCGTTCCTGCAGACGGGCTCTTTCTTCAAACCGATCAGTTCCGATGATGGTCAGTCAGGGCCGCGCCCGCACGGCGCACTGATTGACGAAGTGCATGAGCATAAAACAAACGCCGTTGTAGAGATGATGCGCGCCGGTACAAAAGGCCGCCGTCAGGCGCTGATGTTCCTGATCACCAACAGCGGTCACGATAAAACCAGCGTCTGTTATGAATACCATGAGTACGGGCGCAAGGTTGCTGCGGGTGACCTGGAGGACGATAGCTT